GCAAGTACTTTTCTTTAATAGCGTTAGCACACAATTTTTTGTTTATGATAAAATAGGGTCTACGGGGTATTTAGGTGGGTTGTTTCTAAGTACTTCCGAATCCCCAGGTTTTCTATTTGATTCTAATGGTGTTCGTCCTTATCAACAAGGTCCACAATTTGGGACTACATATAGCAATAATAACCAAGCATTAATGAGTTTTAAAGCCTCCACAACGGGTACAAATTGGGAACTTTATGGAAATTCAAATGCAGTTGTAGGTGTTCAAAATATTGGTAATTTGATAAATGTAAATACGGTGGCATTAGGTGCGCGTGGAACGGCTTCTGCTTTCGGCAATTTTGATGCACAAGAATATATTGTATATTCTTCAAACCAAATGTCAAATCGCACGGGCATTGAAACTAACATAAACGACTTTTACTCTATATACTAAATGCAAGGATATATTTTTACAACCGAAACCGAAGCAATCGCAGCACAAAAAGCGTGTGATTCATACTACGGCATTCCCGTTGCACCTGATGATGTTACACAGAATTGGGTTGACTATCAGTTTGCAGAATTAAATAATCCACAATTTTGGTACATTGTTTTTGATGAATCTTTGTTGCCAATACTCGGAACGCCCACAGAATTTGAAGTTGTAACACCACCATTTCCGCCAGTAGCATAAGATGACAACACCGAAAGTAAAACCCAATGCGTTGCCAGTGTCGTTTGACCAATTTCGCAAAAACCCAATTGCAGCCGTTGCTTTTTGTATGCTTTTGGCCGTTTCTTATCTTTACTTTGACCTTCGTTCGGGCTATAAAGAACAAATTGAAAAGGCAAACCAAAAGATAGAAGCGTTGGATGTGAAGATTGACAAACTCACATACGCCCTGAAAAAGTCCGATTCGTGTTTGGCTGCAACCATGACCGAAATCCGCATCATGCAAACAATGAAAAAACTATGAAAAATCTTTTAATCGTATTTAGTGCATTGTTTATCACTGGTTATGTGTTCACAATTGCCCACGCTAAACCAAGCCCACAGATTGACGAAATAGATGCGTTGCTTAACAAGGTATCAAAAAACATTCAAAGTGCGGGAGAAGTCACCAAAATGGCTCAAACGATGAACGCGGAGATGGTTGAATCAAAGGTTGCAGAAAAAGAAGCGTTGAAAGCGGATGTTGCCAAGGCACAAGCCAAGGCGGAAAAGTATGCAAAGACCATGATGTTCATGGGAGTTGATACGGCGTTGGCGGAAATGGACACATTGAGTTTGAACAATATGATGAAGTTAAACGGACTATAATGGCAAAGGTGACAAAATCAGTTGGTTCGTGGCAACCAAAGCCCAAGCGTAAAAACAAGGGCGTACATTCAAAAAATAACAAACCCGCAAAAAGGTATCGCGGTCAAGGAAGATAATGGACAGATTTAAAGCAAATGTAACGGGCATTGTAGCCATCCTCATTTTAGGGTTGAGTTATGCCATATTATTTTCAATAATCTTTTGGGATTTTCCAACGGATCAAAAGGACATTTATTTTACCATTGCGGGTGGGGTTACATCCATTGTGACTATGGTAGTATCATTCTATTTTGGGGCAAGTAAAAAACAAGATGAAAATTAAACAAGTACCATTTAGGGCATACAATCGCGAAGCGGTTAAAAAGACCCAGGTGTATTTACACCACACCGCAGGAAATGGAAGCGGTGAACAAACCTTTGCATATTGGGAAAAGGTTGCCAACAAGGTTGCCACTTGTGTTGCCATCTCAACTGACGGCACAATCGTTCAAGGTTTTGGAAGTGAGTATTGGGCGTACCATTTAGGGTTAGGCACAAAGCATTTCATGGGGCATGGTTGCCCGTATCTTCCGTTGGATAGAACATCCATTGGCATTGAGGTATGCAATTGGGGTCCAATCACCAAGAAAGGCACAAAGTATTACAACTATGTGGGCGGTGAAATACCCGCAGACCAAGTGACGGAGTTGTCAACGGCCTACAAAGGATACAAGTTATGGCACAAATACACAGACGAACAAATCCAATCCGTTAAGGACTTGTTGATCCTTTGGAATGAAAAGTACGGCATTGATTTAACCTACAATGAGGATATTTGGGTTGTAACCAAGCGTGCATTGAAGAACGAATCAGGTGTTTTCACCCACAATTCAGTTCGTGCGGACAAGGCGGATGTGTATCCTTGCCCCCGTTTGATTGAAATGTTGAAGTCACTCACAAAGGAAAAGTAACCATTTACAAAAGAAGTGGGTTAATTCTCACTTTTTTTTAATCTTTTTGTATTTGGAATTTGGAATTACAAATTATTACCCCTTATTTTGAACCCATGATACAAACAAATATGACAAACAACTTAAACGAAAACGAAATTGTGATTTTGAAAGCAATTGTAAACGCATCTTACAAATACACCCGTGGATGCTTTACCTACTTCAACGAAGTAATTGAATTTGTAAACGGATTAAGCCAAGAACAAGTGAAAGGTTACATTTCACAATTGACTCAAAAGAATTACATTTTTATGAGCAAAGACGAAAATGGTGATTACCAAATCACCCCAGGTATGACCTTTGAACTTTTTACTCAATACCAATTCTAAAAAAAAACGGGGGTGTAAAAGCCCCCTCAAAACTATGGAAGCAATCATCAACATTTACGAATGTGTTTATCGCACAGAAAGCGGAAAGGAATTGTATACCAAAACATGGTATGCACCAACATGGGAACACGCCTTTCGCATGGCTGAAATTTACCGCACAGTCACTTTACACGATGCGTTTGATTTTATATTAAAACGCATTTAATTTGGAATTGCAAATACTTTAACCTATTTTTGAAAAGACAAATAACATGGATATCATTTACTTACTTATCGGAACACCCATCGCATTTGCCATTGGTTATTCATGGCACTGCATCAAACGCAACAACAAGCGTTTTGAAGAAACACAAGAAGCAACCCCATACCAGTTTGAAAAGGATGAATACATCCCCGAATTCAATGAGTTCACTCAAATGTTGGTTCAACGCAGAATGTATAAAGGCAAAGCAAAATGATAGAAACACTTTGGATTACGCAAAAGCAATTGGACAAGATGAAAGATTACATCATCCAATACAGAAAGCCATGGAGTGTGGATGCCAAACTCATGCACGATGACCACATGATATTGTGGGAAGTAACCATTGAAGGGCAAATGACATACACCGAAGCATTTCACTTTGGTATGACAATAGAGGGAACTATATGACACTATATTTCAGAACACTTTTTGAATTGGATGCGGTTGAAACCATTTTACTCCGCAGAACATACAAGAACATCAACATCATCGAAAAGCATTACCAAAATAACGGCACTTATTCCATAACCTTTGAAGGACATGAGGATTGGCAGTTGTTCACACTTGGACAAGCACATCAAATTATCATCATAAATGACAACACACGAAGCACTAACACAAGTATTTAACAAGTCAAACAAAGAGTTGGCCGAGTTATTACACGCCAATTACGCAACAGTTACCACTTGGAAGTTTCAATTCAAACGAAACGGCCTTTCAATGGAAAAACAATTTGAGATTCTCACAAAACTAAACTACCAATTAAAAAATAAAATAGTATGGAACAACAAAAAAGAAGCGCAGTAACCAATGTAACTGCCAACGGAACTTACAATGGTCAGTACGGCACATTGTACAAATTTGAAATCACCTTTGCCAATGGCGATTCGGGTGAGTACGCATCCAAAAGTGCGGATCAAGCCAAATTCAAAGTGGGTGTGGAAACCGATTACACCATCACATCCAAGGAATTCAAAGACCGCATTTATTACAAGATTGCACCCGTGATGGCACAACCAGGTGCGCAGGCGTTCACGCCAAAGGCAAAGGACCCCGAAACGGACAAACGCATTACCCGTATGAGTGTATTGAAGGTTGCGGGTGATTTGGTCATCAATGGGGACATCAAGTTGCACGAAGTATTGTCTTATGCGCAAATCTTTGAACAGTATGTTATCACTGGGATGGATACATTGGACAAATTCAAAGTTGAACAATCTAAATCAGACCTTCCATTTTAACCATTATGACAAATAACGATATGACACAACAACAATTATTCAACCAATTCACACCGAGTGATTTGGAAACCTTGAAAAAGGCGATGGAAATTTTGGGTAAGTTATTCCCAAATGAAAAACCAAAACAAAACCGAGGTTGGAGGGTTCGCCAATCAACACGGGATTTCATGGATGATTTGCAAAGGTTTTACGGAAACCAATGGATTCACAGATACGATGATGAACTATTGAATCTTTGCAAAAAGTACAATGTTCACGAACTACGAAATTGGATCCGTATGTATG